GTATTAATATGTACGATAAAATACATACTACTCCTGCAATGAGATTGTTTAAAGCTGTTCAAGAATCTATTGGTAAAATGGAGGAGTTCTTTAAGACTGCAGAATACAATGAGGATAGTATTACTAAAATTCAAAAGGCAATTATAGATATGCCTAAGATGCAAGAAGCTGTTCAATCAGCTTTAGATAATTGTAATAAAGAACAATCATCTGGTAATAAAGTTAGAGGAGATGCTCAGCTTGGAATGTTTGAAGATAAATAATTATGGAATTTACAAAAGAAAATCATTATTCAACTTTTTTATTAAATGAATCTAAAAAAGGATTAGATTTAAAAAATATAAAAAGATACATGTTAGTTATTGGTTGTAATAATACACCAATAGAAATTAATTTTAAAGGAAATCAAAGTTGGATATTAGATAATGAATTAAAAACATTAGAACAATATAACTTAAAACCTGAAGACATAAAAGTATTATCATATCTTGAAGGTGTATGTAGTCCTTTTAAAAATAAAAATGGATGTTCAGCATCTGCTGTAGATGGTTATGAATTACATATAATGTTTTAATATGCTGAATGACAATAAATACGTAATATGTGTAGACTACTTTAAGAATACTAAAGAGTTTTCATATCTTGCTGAACAATATAATAGAACAGGATTATATACTAACTCTATTCCAGGAACTATAGAATATGTAGAGTTCTGGCAAGATGTTAGAGATAAATGTTTAAATGGATTTACTAACTCTTGTGGGCAACATATTACTGGTCAACATTTTTTCTATTTAAACTTCTGTCCAATATTAGGTCTTAATGAAAAGACTGGAAAGAAATCTAAAATCTTTCCTAGATTTATAGATTTAGATTATGAATTCTTCCACATGGTAGAATATTGTAGACTAAATCAAAAATCACTAGTTGCTGTAAAAGGTCGTCGTCAAGGTTGGTCTTACAAAGCTGCAGCAATATGTACACATGAATTCTATTTCTATCCAGATAGTAAAGCAATTATAGGTGCTTTTTACAGCACCTTTAGTCAAAACACTATGAATATGGTTATTGATAATTCAAATTTTATCAATATGAATACTGAATTCAGAAAGCAAAGAAATCCTGACCTTAAAGACTTTATTAAGGCAAGGTATCAGGCAACTGTTAGCGGGGTTAAGGTGTGGAAGGGGTTTAATTCCGAAGTGCGTGCCATTAGCTACAAAGATAATCCTACTAGTGGTGTTGGGCTTAGTGCTAACTGGTTAATCCTCGACGAATGCGGTGTTTTTGGAAACATTGTAGATGCATATGGTTACTCTGAACCCCTTATAAAAGACGGTAGTACATACACAGGTGTAGCTCTGTTATTTGGATCTTCTGGAGACATGGATTCAGGGAGTAAGTATTTCTATGAGATGTTTACTAATCCTGAAAAATACAACATGTTAGATTTTGAGGATCCATTTAATCCTAATGGCAGGATAGGGTTCTTTAGTTCAGCTACAAAAGGCAGATTAGGCTTATGTCTTAATCCAGAATCTAAATGGTATAAAAAACCTATGGTTGATGAAGATGGTAACTCTAACTATGAAGCAGCTCAAGATGATATTGACTTTTTAAGAGCTAAGGCTAAACATGGTTTAGATCCTAAAGCAATTCATAATATTACTACTCAATTCCCTTGTACTTGGAAAGAAGCTTTTTTAAGAAATAAAGGTAATGTCTTTGGTTCTCCAGAGATGTTAGAATGGTTAGGTCATTTAGAGAATACTCCTAGTCTTAGAGGTCAAGCTCAGAAAGGTGAACTATTCTTTGATGATGGATATGTTAAATGGAGACCTAATGATGACTTAGTTCATATTACAGACTTCCCTTTAAGAAAAGATCCTAAGTCAGGAGAATCATTCTCTACAAATGGCTGTGCAGTGATTTGGGAACACCCTGAGAAACATGAGAATGGTGAGATACCTAATTACTTATATATTGCAGGATGTGACCCTTATGATCAAGATAAATCAGAATCTGGATCTCTAGGCTCATTCTTTGTCTATAAGAGATTTTATAGAGCGGATAGAACTCATGATATTATAGTTGCTGAATACACATCTAGACCAGATACTGCAGAAGAGTTTTATGAAGTATGTAGAAAACTATGTATGTATTATAACTCTAAAGTATTGTATGAGAACCAGTTAAAAGGTTTAAAGGTATACTTTGAACAAAAGAACTCTCTACAATATATGTGTGAACAACCTGGTATTATTAAGGATATGATTAAGGATTCTAGAGTTCAACGTGGATATGGTATCCATATGAATAGAGGATCTGGAGGTGCGGCGGGTATTAAAGATCAGTGTGAGTTATATCTTAAGAAATGGTTATATGAGGAAATTAATGGTGAGGTAGAAGGAACTAAACAACTTAGATTTCAGACTATTAAATCTATACCATTGCTAAAAGAGTTAATAGCTTATGATAGAGAAATAAATACAGATAGAGTTATTGCGTTAATGCTATGTATTTTACAAACCTATGAATTACATAGAATACATGTAGAAGAGCTATCAAATGATGCTAACCCTATTAGTAATTACTTAGAAAGAATTTATAAAAAAGGCCTTATATTTAATAGGAAGAATTCCCAATTTAACACAAGTACAAACCAATGAGTCAAGATATATACGCCAATTTAGGTGGTCAGAATTTACCACAACAAAAGTTACCTATGTCTAGCAAAGACAAAGAGTGGGGTAAGTCTTGCATTAATTATTATTCAAATTACAGATATACTAATGGTAGTAATCTGCGTTCTGATAGACTTAGAAAGTTAATTAACTACGATTTATATAATGGTAAAGTCAACCATAAGGATATTGAAACTATATGTGATCCATTGGGTATCAATACTTCAAATACATTTCCCGCTAGATTTCAACATTATGACATCATCTCTGAACCAATTAAGTTACTTATTGGTGAGGAAACTAAACGTCCAGATAATCATATTGTGGTATCTGAATCTCCAGATGATATTAACAGAAAGACTTCAGCAATTAAGGAAAAGATTTTCCAGGCTTTACAACAAGGTTTGGCTTATCAAATTGATCCTAATGCAGATCCTAATAATCCACCACCTCCACCGGAAGAAATTATCAAGCATGAAAAATATACACCGTCGGATATAATTGAATCTAAAGCTAACAAGATTCTTAAGTCTTTAAAGAAGAAATGTAATACTAGATTATTATTTTCTCAAGGATGGAAAGATGCTTTAATTGCTGGAGAAGAGATTTATTGGGTAGGTATTGAGAATGATGAAGTAGCTATGCGTAGAGTTAATCCAGTTAACTTAACTGTGATACTAGATGGAGATACTACTTTTATTGATGATGCTATAGCAGTAGTTGAAGAACGTATGTTGGCCATCAATACTATTTTAGATGAATATGGTGATATTCTATCTAAAGCAGATATAGAGAAATTAGAAAATTATACTAGAGGGACCTTTGGTTCTTTTAATACAGCAGGTGGATTTGAACCTCAGTTTGATGTAGTTAATGGACAAAATGCTTTTGCAGGAGTTACTCCAACTAATGCTTATAATGGAAATAATAGTAATAACTATTCTATTAGAGTTACTAGAGTTGAATGGAAATCAATGAAGAAGATTGGTGAGTTAACTTGGACTGATGAAGAAGGAACTGTTAATACAGAGATTGTAGATGAATTCTTTAATACTAGAATATTTAAAGAAGCTTTCCCTGATGCTAAAGTAGAATGGTATTGGATCAATGAAGCTTGGGAAGGTGTTAAAATTGGATTAGATATATTTACAGACATTAAACCTAAACCTAACCAAAGACGTAGATTGGATAATCCATACTACTGCAGATTAGGTTATACAGGATTTATATATGAAGCTACTAACTCTCAATCAGTTAGTTTAATTGACAGATTAAAACCTTATCAATATTTATATGATATTATATCTTATAGATTAGAGATAGCATTTGCTTCAGATCAAGGTAAGAAGTTCATCATGGACTTAGCTCAGATACCTCAAAGTCAAGGTATCGATATTGATAAGTGGATGTACTATCTTAAAGAGATGAATATTGCATTCATTAACTCATTTGAGGAAGGTAAGAAAGGTGCTGCTACAGGACAATTGGCCAACAAGTTTAATCAGTTTCAAGCAATTGATTTAAGTCTTAGTCAATCTATTCAACAATATATCAATATGTTGGATTACATTAAACAACAAGTAGCCTTTGTATCTGGTGTTACACCTCAACGTTTAGGTGCTATTAATAACTCTGAACTAGTTGGTAATGTAGAACGTAGTGTAAATCAGTCTTCATTAATTACAGAATACTTGTATGAAGCTCATGCTGAAGTTAAACGTAGAGCCTATACAGCAATGATTGAAGTTGCTAAGATATGTTATAAGAAAGGATTAGTTGCTCAGTATGTCTTAGATGATATGGGTATTGAGATGCTTAACCTAGAAGAGAATGAATTTGAGAATTCAGAGTTTAATGTATTTGTAACTAACAATACTAAAGATCTTGAATTAAAAGCTAAGTTAGACCAATTAGTTCAAGTAGCATTACAGTCTGAAAAAATAGATTTATCTTCAATAGTTGAAACATTAATGAATGATTCTCCTAGAGATATTGTAAGATTGTTACAACGTAAAGAAGAGGAGTTCTATAAACGTCAAGCTGATAGTTCTAAAGCTCAACAAGAGCATGAAATGAAAGTTGAAGCTATTCAACAACAAATGCATGCTGAACAAGTTGAATTAGATCATTTAAAACTTGATCAAGAAAGATATATTGCTGAAGCTAATAATTCTACAAAAATTCAAATTGCTGAGATTGGTGTATTTGCTAGACAACAAGATTTAGATCAAAATGATAATGGTATCCCTGATCCTTCAGAGATTGCGGCTAATGCATTAAAACAACAAGAATTATCATCTAAAGCATTCTTAGAACAATCTAAGATTGGACATGATAAATCTAAACATGATGCTCAGTTAGCTCAAAAAGATAAAGAGATTAGAATGAAACAAGATCTAGAAAATAAGAAACTTGAACAAATTAAAATTCAAAATAAGAATCAAATTGAATTAGCTAATAAGAAAGCTGCTTTAGATAAAGATATGATGAATAAAAAGATGGAGATAGAACGTATGAAGTTGGCCGCAGCTAAAGCTAAATCTAATAAACCTAAAAAATAATGGAAGTACCTAAAGTAAAACTTGGTGGGGTTAAAAACCCTTTTGCATCTAAAGAATGCATTGATATATTAAATTATAGAATTGAGCAAGAAGAATATTCTAGTCGGCTATATCAAATAATGTCTTTATGGTTAAATGATCATGGATATACTGGAGCAGCTTCAGCCTGGTTAAAGGATTCTGAAGATGAGATGAAACATGCTCAATGGGCTAAAGATTTTCTTTTAGATATGGGAGTAACTCCAAAGTTACCGGCTTTAAAAGAACCTCCTCAAGTATTTGCTGGATTACCTGATATTATTAGACAATCATTTGCTCATGAAATAATGGTTACTCAACAATGTAATGAATTAGCTTCACATGCTATGAAATATGGTAATCATTTATTATATCAATTAGCTATGAAATTCTTAACTGAACAACAAGAAGAACTAGGAAAAGTTCAAACTTATATAGATAAATTAGAAGCTTTTGGTGAAGATAAGATAGCAATGAGATTATTTGATACAGAATTAAAAGGATAATAAAGCTATAAAAAGTTAGTTAACTGTCTAACTTTTAAAATTAGGAGACAATAACCAAAACAGTTATATTTATAGTATATTACTAATAAGGCAAGCATGAGTAAGGAAAAACAAAAGGAATTTAATATCCTAGATACACCATTTGGTGAAGGTATGGAAATGCAGTTTAATGATGAATATTCTTCAGATTTTAAAGAGAATAATTCAGTAGCTCAACCATTACTTGAAAATCTAGAAGACGTGACACCAGTTGATGAAACTAAGGAAGTTACAAAAGAGGTTGTTAAAGACATCCCCAAAGAAGAAACTAAAGCACCTGAAGAAGTTGCTGAAGTTGAGACTAAACAAGAAACTACTGAAGAGAGTTCTTCTCTCAAAGTATTTGCAAGTTGGTTAGGAGATAAAGGTTTAGTAGACTATGATGAAGAAACTTTTGAAGATTCTGAAGATGGTTTAAAAAAACTAATGAGTACTACAGTTGAGAAAGAAGTTGAAAGGTATAAACAAAGTTTACCTGAAGATGTACACAAACTTGTAGAATTTGTTGAAGCAGGTGGAGATCCTAAACAATTTATGGATCTTTATTACAACCAAAGTTCTTGGGCAGACTTTAAATTAGAAGATGAATCTGATTCAAAAGTTGTTTTAAAAGAGTATTTAAAAGCTCAAGGTGAAGATGAAGAAGAAATTAATGAAACTCTTGATACATATGAAGTTTCTGGTATATTGGAAAAGAAAGCTAAAACAGCTTTAACTAAATTACAAAATGCTGAAAAGTCTTATCAAGAACAGTTAGTTGAAGTTCAAAAGAAATATGATGCTGAACAAAAGGCTTTAGCTAAAAAACAATATGAGGAGTTTAAAGACAAATTATATTCTAAAGATGAAATTCAAGGGTTTAAGTTAACTCCCAAATTAAAAGATAATCTTTGGGACTTCATTATGAAACCCGATAAATCAGGTAAGACTGGTTTACAGAAGCATAATGAAACTAACGAAAATGCTCAATTTATGTATGCTTATTTAGCAATGAATGATTGGGATATGAGTAAGTTAGAAAAACAAGTAAAGAATAAAGTAAGTTCAGAGTTAGCTAGTAAGTTATCTAACTTTAAAGGAGATAGTAGATCTAAATTAAAAACTGGTCAATCAGATAGTTTTAGTCAAGAAAAATCTTCAAGTAACTTCAGTGCTTTCCGCCAAGCATTAAATAATGGCTTAATTTAAGAACAATTATTAATTTAATATAAACAATAAAAATGCAAATTAGTCCATTACAAATAACAAACATGAACTGGCATGCGGGTCTTACTCAAGATTCACATTTGTCTAGTTTCTTTTTAACTGAGCCAGCTATTGCTAGTCAAGTTATCACTCGTATTTATAACAAACAAAACGGTTATAAAAATGCTCTATCATTCTTAACAGGTGGTATGGGTAAATCTAAAGAGATTGATGGTATCCAATATCGTTGGAATATCATTGGAGATTCTCGTAAAGCTATTTCAATTACACGTTCAGTATTTGATGCTGCTGCTTCAGTAGGTATCAATGCTACAACTTTTAAAATTGGTGTAGGTGAAAAATGGTTCTCAGAAGGTGACGTTTTATTATTTGACAGTCCAGATTATAAAGCTCGTGTAATTTCTGAACCAATTTATGACGGAGCTGATTACATCTTAGTGTGTCAATTAGTTACTGCTGATATTACTAAAGCAATCCCAGGAGCGTTATTAGTAGTTGGTAAAGAGGTATCTAAAGAATACAACTTAGTAGAGCATGATCATTCTCGTACATCTGGTGAAACTCACTATGCTACACCAATGATGTTAGAAAACTTTATGTCTACATTGCGTAAAAAATATTCTGTAACTGGTGCTGCTCACAGCCGTGTTATGGTTATCTCAATGTTAAATCCTGAAACTAATGAAAAAACTAACACTTGGGTAAAATATGCTGAGTGGGAATTCTGGAAACAGTTCATGGATGAGATTGAAATTAGTTTAATGTTTGGTGAATCTAACGTTAAATCTAACGGTACTACAGATTTAAAAGGTGCTTCAGGAAATACTATTTATTCTGGTGCTGGATTAGAATCTCAAATTGCTCCAGGTAACAAACGTTTATACACTACTTTGAATGAGAAAACTATCCGTGATTTCATGGGAGATTTAGCATACAATGGTACTGAAGATGGTCCTCGTGAGTATGTAGCATTATGTGGTCGTGAGTTCATGAACTTATTTGATCAAGCTATGAAACGTAGTGCATCTGCTTTCAACTTAGTTGATAGTAAATTCATTGCAGGTGAAGGACAAAACTTAGAGTTACATGGCCAGTTCATGACTTACACAGGTTTAAATGGTGATAAGATTACTTTAAAAGAATACAAGCCTTATAATGATGTTGTAAGAAATCGTTTGTTACACCCTCAAACTGGTAAACCAGCTGAGTCTTACAAAGCAACTTTCTTAAACTTTAAGTCTTATAACAAAGGAGAACCAAATATTCAAAAAGTATACTCTAAAGATCGTGAGATGGTAACAACTTACATCGAAGGTATGTATGGACCTTATGGACCTAAGAAGAATGGTTCATCTGCAAGTTCAGTAGATGGTTACACATTTGAAGCAATGACTGAATGTGGTATCATGTTAAGAGATCCTTCAGATGCGGCTCAATTAATTTTAGATGCTTCTAGCATTAGCTAGTAAAAATAAAAGGTTTTGAAGAGTGTACCTTACCCAAACACTCTTTATTTTTAAACTAATAAAGGCAAATTATTAAAACAATGGAAGAACAATTAAAACAGTATGTTATTAGACCTATCATACGAAACAAATTTTCAGGTCAATCTTATTACAACAAGACTTTAACTGTAATTCAAGGTGCTCAACTAAGTCAAAATGGTTTGTATAAAACTGGATTGTCTTTAGAAGATCAAAAACATTATGAAGAAAAGTTAAACTTACCTAAAGGAACTTTAAGTGCTAGAAATGGTGAGTTCTGGGGTGATATGGAAGTACGATTAAGAAATGATAAATTGACTATATTTAATATAGTAAATGATTATGATGAATTAAAGTTTAGAATGTTACAACAACATGATTGGATTGCTAATACAGAGCATGACGTTGTTGGAAACTCTACAGCTAGATTCTACATATATGATCCAGAAGCTGCTTCTAAGATTGAAGATGCTAAAATGGAATTCGAGTTTGCAGCTATTGAGGCTTTCAGTAATGCAACTATCGAAGAAAGAAAAGGTCTATTGAGAATCTATGGTAAGAAAGGTGTAGATACAATGTCTGAAACTATGGTTAAGACTGAATTGTATAAACAAGTTAAATCTGATCCTAAAGAGTTTATTCGTTTAGCTACAGCTAAAGATACTCCAGTAAGAGGTTTAATTGAAGCCTTAATTGAGAAAGGTATTCTTAAAAAGAAAGGAACTTATTTTTATAATGGTGAAGACTTATTAGGTAGTTCAACTGATGAAGTAGTAAGTTACTTATCAGACTTAAAAAACCAAGCTGTTAAATTAGCTTTAGAAAGTAAATTAAAACCAAAGAAAGTTAAAGCTGAATAATGACAATATCTCAATTTCATATTGAATTTAAATTTAGGTTAGATAAAATGGATGCCTTAAACTATCCTAACTTCTTACCTGAAGAGATTGATTTGATATTGAATAATGCTCAGGATAGGTTAATTAAACAAAGGTATGGTTTTAATAATGCTAAAAGACAATCTTTTGAAGAAACTCAGAAGCGTACAGAGGATTTAAAGAATATTACAGAAAATACAATACTAACTCCTTTAGCTTACTCAGTAAACAATATAGATGCTAATGCTAGATTTGTAAATTTACCAACTAACCATTGGTTTACTATACAGGAGAGAGCTGGAATAACTTGTACTAATTGTGGTACTCCAATAACACAAAGAGTTGAAGTAATACCAATTACTCATTTAGAAGCATCTAAATCTTTAAAAGATCCTTTTGCTAAACCTAATAATGAAAAAGTTCTTAGACTTATGATAGCAGGAAAAGTTGAATTAATATCAAATTGTACAATTGTAGATTATCAATTACGATATTTAAGACAACCTGTTAAAATGAGTTTATCTGGAAATATTACTTGTGAATTATCAGAACATATTCATAATGAATTAGTAGACACCGCAGTAAGCATTGCATTAGAAGGAATAGAGGGTAAAAGAACACAATCATTTAATCCTTTGATTAATAACACTAACGAATAATAAATTTAATTTAAAATGGCAATATCAAAAACATCCCCTAAGCAATTCTTAGGAGCACAAATTCCAAATGTCAAAGTACTGTCTTCAAAGATTGATGAAATCATTGATGAAGTAAATGGTACATCTGGTACAGTAACTCAAACAACTAATCGCACTAATGAAGTAACATTAAATGCTACAAAAGGTGTAATTACTACAAATACAACGTCTTTATCTACAGCAACTAATGTTGTATTTACAGTAAATAACTCGGCTGTAAAAGCGGATTCCGTTGTTATTGCAAATATGGATACAACAAACTTAACCGCTTATGGTGTACATTTTAGTATTGAAAGTATTACAGCAGGGTCTTTTAAAATACGCTATCTTAATGCTACAGGTGGGAATATTACTACAGCATTAATTTTTAATTTTGTAGTAAACTAATTAATAAATATCTTAAATAATAAATAAATTTTAAAAATTAAAAACAATGTCAATTCATAAAGTAACAAACATTTTCGTAGGGACAGGTGGTGCATTTCAAACAGATGTAAACACATTAACTCCAGGTAAATTAGGTATGTTTAAAGCTAATCAAACAGCTTTAGGTGCAGCAGAACCTTATATAGCAGGAACAGCAACAAATGATATTCAGTTTTCTGAAACGTATTCAGATGGTTCATTTAAAAAATCAATGAGAATTAATGGTATTGCAGTAAAATCTGCACGTTTTGAAAAATATGCTCCAGCATCTCGTGAAGTATGGGCTATTGGATATGATCGTAAATTAGCTACAGGTTCAATTGAAGTAAATGCTTCTTCTGATTATACAGCTAGTATTCGTTTTAAAAATGATAAATCTTTATATTCTGAACGTCCAGAAGTATTAAGAATTAACTTTACTTCTAGTGTTTCGGCATCACAATTAAGTGTTGCAACTCAATTAAGAGATAATATTAATAATAGTGGTTTTAAATCATTAATTGTAGCATTATTAGTAGGTAATGGTTCAGGAGCAATGGGATTAACTGGTGCAACTGCTTATGGTGTAGAAATTACAGCTAAAGATATTGAACAATTTCAATCTAGTACTTTTAAAGAAAACCGTGTATATTTCTCTTGTCATATAGATGATTCTACAGGATTTGGATCTACTTCTTGTACTCAAATTTCTGCTAACTCTTATGGAGAAGGTACTTATAATCAAATCTATAACAAAGAGAACTTTGAATACCAATACGAAGGTTTATCTAACCGTAGATTATGGCCAGCACAAGCAGTTAAATTTAATGTAGTTAATACAGGTTATTTATCTGGAAGTGTTGTTGCAGCAGCAACTACTCCAACAGGAGCTTTATCTGCAGCATCAACTGGTGTATTAGGAGCTAATACAGTAGGATATGATGTAGTTGAAGTTGCTACTTCTACAGCAGGTTTAAGAGCAGGTGAATTAATTACTTTAAATAGTGTTGCTTATGAGATTAAATACATAATCAGTTCTACTAAATTTGTGATCACATCTCCTTTAACAGCAGTTGTAGCAGGTACAGCATTCTTAGTAAAATATTTCTATGATACTTTAACTATAACTTTTGCAGACAACACTTTCACTTCAGGGGCAGATATTCAAGCATTAGCTCAAAAAGCAATCATTATAGCTACTCCATCTATTAATGTTAGTTCTGCTGATCCATTTGATAGAACATTAGACACAGGAAGTTACTCAACAGAAGGTGTTGAATTACTTACTAATATAGGTGCTTGGTTAGCTGGAACTCCAACTAAAATTAGTACTGCAGTATTAATCGCATAGTCTAGTCCTTAGACTACAATCCACATCATTCTGATGTGTCAATCTTTAAAGCCTTAATTAGTATAATTAGCCCCTGGTTTCTCTTCCTTAAAGTTTTCCAGGGGCTTTATTTATAAAGCAAATTAAACAAAATCAATGGCACTTAACTTACAATTTGATATATGTGTAATCAATGGTTGTACACAATTGCAATTTTCTGAAAATACTGGAATATATAGTCTAGCTAATCTTGGTGGTTGGGATGATCCTAATATACCTACAAGTAATATAGTATCCGCAACATTACTAATTAAAGGACCAGATAATATAGAATATACTATAGACTTAAAAGCTGAAGGATTTCCTTCTATTGTAAAAGGAACTTCTTATAATATTCCATTATCTGATATGGGCAACCCTACAACCATAACTGATGGTCAATGGTACTTTGTATATACTGTAGTAGATGATAACGATGAAGTATATTCTACAGGAATCTATAAATATTTTACTTGTAATACGAGATGTTGTATAAGTAATATGTTAGCTAATGTAAATACTTGTGATAGTTGTCCTCAAGATGATTCTGAAAAAGAATATCTAAAAGCTAAAACTATGTTTGATTCACTAGAGAATGCCGCAGAATGTGGGGATAATGCAACATTTACAAGCATTAAAAAGATAATTGATAAATTATGCTTAAATAGTGGATGTAAAACTTGCAAATGATGAAAAAAAACCTTATATTATTAATATGTAAACTTTTAAATAAATTTTGTATGTGTAACTGCAAAGAATTAACAATACCTATTGGAGCACCTGGTGCAACAGGACCAGCTGGAGCTACTGGAGCTACTGGTCCTCAAGGCCCTACTGGGACATGTTCATGTGTAACTTTAAAAATCTCTTCAATAGAAATAACTGAAGGAGGTCCTAGAGCCTTTACTACTACTACAGGTGGTACAGCTCCTTATACTTATTTATGGGAATGGGCAGACAATATAAACTCGGGATTTGATGGTGCAACTCCATGGTTTATTTTTGATAGTCCTATTACAGCAAATAATGTATTATTTAATATAGGGATATATACACAAGCATTTGATGCTATAGCTACTAGTAATGCTGGTATTTTTGGTTTACTGAAATGTACTGTAACAGATAGTAACGGTGATTCTGCTTCCGATACTTACTTGTATATAAGTATGATTGCTGGATAATCTTATGACAGAGTCTAATTTAAATTTAATATTAACTAATGCCTTATGTTGTTCTGCAACTAAGGCTAAAGAAGTATCTAAACTATACTCCATAGGTAATAGTTGTGCAGATAAAGAATTAATTAAACTTAAATTACTTAATGATAAAATAGAAGTATTAAGATGTTATAACTTTAGTACAGATATTAATGTTACTAATGATTCAATTAACTGTTTAACAGAAGAACAACAAGATTTAATGGCTCATCAAATAATGGCAACATGTGATATATGTGATTGCCAATTAACTCAATAAAATAAATACAATGTCACAATTTGGAAATCAGTCAAAGAGTTATTTAGATCAATTACTTAGACAACAAAGATATAATTTAACAGCAATAGGATACCAACAATTAGTTGTTGGAGGGACTGCTGTAGCATTAACTGTACCAGCTGATGCTACTTATGCTTTAATAGAAGTAGAATCAGATTTAACTACTCCTGCTATCCGTTATTTAGAATTAGGTAATACAACATTACCCACTGCTTCTACAGGTATTAGAAGAAGTAATTTAGACGGTGTAGATATTGAAGGTAGACCTAATTTAGAAAACTTTAGAGCTATTCAAGTAGGTGCAGGAACACATAAATTAAATATACAATATTATAAATAATTATAATGGCTAACTCCTTATTTAGTAAAGTTAGAATATTTACAACACCTTCAAGTGGAAGCGGCGGTTCTGATCCTACCTTAAATGGTCGTGTAACAAATTTAGAAAACAATGAATACAAAATTACATATTATGAGATTGTGTCAGGAGCAAGCGGAAGCCTCACAATTCCTACAGGAGCAATTATCAACGCAGGGGAATTTGGGTTATCGGGTAACTGCATTCTTTCAAAGATTGATGGCTCGAATAAACCAACTTTTGAAAGTCCTAAAACAGTTGGTGGTACGGTAGTAACTGCTAGTTTAAATGAAACAACAGGAGCTTGGGTAGCATCAGGAACTTATACAGATACTGATGTAGCATTAATATATTCTATTAAGATAAAAGCTATTAATTATAGTAATTTAACATATACTAATATTATTGAAACTGTAGAACTATCTGACTTTCCTATATCTCAAACACTCACTAATGGCGTTACGGACAAAGCACCTAGTGAGGACACTGTTATTGATGCTTTATTAGGTAAGCAAGATAAAGTAAATGGATTAACAAGTGGCGGGGTTATTACTATTGGTACATTTGGTGCAAATAACGTAAGAGTAGCTGCTGCTGTATGGTTTATATCTCCAAGTAATTACACAACAGCAATAGATACTGATTTTTCAGTTGCATTAAGTTCAGCAGGATTACAAAGATATGTTGGATTTTATGGTAATACTTCAAATACTATTGTAAAAGTAGAAGGTACTGAGAGTGAATATGCTGCATTACCAACACAACCTGCTAATACAGCGTTAATTGGTTATATCTTAGTAACAGATTCAGCAGCAGGAGTAGCTCCTGATTTATCTACTTATGCTAAAATAGACCCAAGAGTTTTAACAATTACTTCTTCTGCAACCCCAACAATAGATGTAAGTCTTTATGATATTGTAAATATTACGGCATTAGCTACTAATATAACTTCAATGACTTCTGGATTAAGTGGAGTTAACGGAAACTTTAAATCTTTAATTATAAACATTAAAGATAATGGTGTGGCACGAACAATAACATGGGGTTCAAAATTTTCAAGTTTTTTTGCATCGTTACCGACTACTACAATTATAGGTAAAAATTTAGCAGTAGGTTTTAGATACAATGCTTCTACAGGAATTTATAATTGTTGGGTTTATTCATATTCAATATAGTAAGTTATGGCAGTTTTTACAGTAGCTAATGGAGGAGGTAATATAAATGCAGGCGCAACGTATGTAGGGGGAATAGTCCCTTTGTCTACGGATACTATTGCATTTACTGCAACAAGTGGCCAATTAACAGTTAATACAACGTTTACAATTGCAGGTATTGATTTTACAAATTACGTAAACACATTGACTATGAATGGTGTTCTTGTTGTAAATGGTAGTATAACATTTGTTGCAGCTATGACTATTTCAGGAACTAGTAAATTAACAATAGGAGCAACCTCTACAATAACATCAAATGGTAAAACATTTCCTAATTCTGTAGATTTTAATATGACAGCAGGTAGTCAAATTGTAACACTTGCTGATAATTTAACTATATCAGGATCTGTTTCTTTTCTTACAAACATTGCAACTTTTAACGGAAATAAAATGTTAATCGGGGGTTCTTTAGCGAATAACACAAATGGAGGGACTACTGTTTTTGAACTTATTGGAACTGGCACTTGGACTTCAAGTGGGTTTAAAAATTCATTAACTATTAACACAGTTGGTACAATAACAATAAGTGGTACTTTACAATTTAACACAGGAACATTAACATATATAGCTGGTACCGTTATAACAACTAGCTCTACACTTTCAATCGGGGCATCAACTACTCTCGATACAAATGGTATTAATTGGAATATAGTAACAATTACAACAGGTACAGTTATAGTTAATAGTTTATTGACTTGTACCACATTAAATTTAGCGAGTGTGGGAAATGTTATTTTTTCAGGAACAGCAGGATTTACTACTTCAAATTTATCAAGTGTAACGGCAGGAAGAACTATTACTTTAAAGAACGGAATAACATATACTATTAATAATTCATTAACGTTAACAGGAGCATCTGGAAGTTTAATTACAGTAGTAAGTTCAACAACTGCACACGCTTATTTTAATTTAAACCCTGCGGCAACTCAAAACGTACAAAATACAAATGGGACTTGGATTGATAGTAGTGGCGGTCAAACAATTAAGTCTTCATTTGGTGTTTTAAATAATACAATTAATTGGGAAATAGGTCAAGGTTCTTGGTGGTTAATACAATAAATATATATATAAAATGACAACAATAAATAATGAATGGATAACACTTACTGAATTGAGAAATGGTGTGACAGTTCAAAGAAAATTTGCAGGTTTAGATACTGAAATTTCAGAAACTGATGAAGTTTTATTTTGTAAAGTAAAATATCATGAGCGTGAATTATATCCAAACGGTAATGTAATTAAAAGTGAATTAAAATGGTACACTTTACAAGATTTACCTGAAACTATTAATGATGTTGAAGGATGGAAACAAGAGCCACTTGCTGTATTAACAGGATTTATTAATTCATTAGGTTACACAGGTATTATTAATCCAGCTAGAGAAACTTTAGAAAATATATTAATACTTTCTTTAAATGCAGCAAATAATTATCCTTTAAGAAGAGATACTAGAGAAAAAATAATTTTATAATTAGATTATAATGATAGGCTTTTTACTTAACATAATTGCTACACTAGCTATATGGGTACTAAGGCGATGGGCTTGGTTTTATAGCCTTATTACAATTAAAGATGATAATAAATACAATAGAGATTTAGCTTTAGCTAAAGATAGGTATCTAAATGTTTTACTAGCTCCAATTGCTAATAAATTACTGATTACTAAAGATGGTTATAAATTTGGTAATCCAAAAGAAACTATGAGTAGCGTAATTGGAAAAAATTTCTTAACTTCAACCCTGACTAAAAAAGGATTTAGTAATGGTATGTTTTGGTATAATTTTTTAGAAAAAATAGATAAAAAACCAAATCATTGTATTAGAGCAATAGATATGAATGTATAATTTATGGAAAAAGTAATTAAAAAAATAGAACTAACTGAATTAAAAAAAACTAAGCAAGTGATTGAAATTAAAAAATTAAGAAAATATTAAACTTTATGGTACAAATTGTTAAAACTGAACAATGAAACATTATCTAGATATTATTCATCACAAATTAAATAGGCTATTGGATTTAATAGATGTACCACTTATGACTATTGGAAGTTATACTTTATCACAATATAAAGATATATTTGGAATATTAGGTATCGCTATTACTGTGGCATACACTATTTGGAAATGGAGAAAAGAATGGTTAGAAACTAAAATTAAGAAATAATGAGTAACAATTTATTTAAAAAATTTAAAATCTTTACTTCTACCACAAAAGAAGGTGGAGGAGGTGGTGGTGGTTCTTCTATATGGGGTACTATTACAGGTTTTTTAGCTAATCAAACAGATTTACAAAATGCCTTAGATGCTAAAGTAGATGAAAATACCCCTATTACAGGAGCAACTAAAACTAAAATTACTTATGATAGTAAAGGTTTAGTTACCGCAGGAGCTGATGCTACAACAGCTGATATAGCTCCTAGTACTGATAGAAACTATGTAACTGATGCAGAATTAGTAGTAATACAAGAAGTAGCAGCTTTACATTCAGGAAGTGTAAATATAGATTTTGGTAATGATGGAGTACTATCTGAAAATGATTTAGTAATTACAACAGTATTAGCTCCATGGATTACAGCGACTACTAAGATTCAATGCTTTGTAGAAAATGATGGAGTTGATCATACAGATGAAGATGTTTATTTAGAAAACATAATAGCCTCTGTTTATAACATAACACCAAATACAAGTTTTGATATTATTGCAGTAGCACATAATTTAACTTGGGGAAGATATAAAATAACTTATAAAGAAATAATATAATGAGTATAAGAGTTAAAGGTTCAACTTATGAACAAGAAGTAAATAGTTTTAATGCTGCTAAAGTAGTAACAGAAACAGATGTAGCTACAAATCCAGGTAATGTAGGTGCCGTAAGAGCTTTTAGTGAGAATGACCCTGGTTCTAAAACAGGTGAAGCTTATCTAAAATCTCAAGAAGTATCACAAGATTTTAGAAGTCGTGTAGGTATGGATACAGTTTTGTTTAGTGCTACATTTAACGCTACTACTCAAAATACAGGTGTATGGAAGCATTCATTTACTACTATGACAATGACACAATCAGCAGGTTTCTTAAATGTAAATGCTGCTGGTACATCAACAGTTTCAGGTAACTTTGCGTATTTACAAACATGGAGGTATTTTCCATTAATAGGAACTGCGCCAGTTTGCGCTGAAATTACAGGGGCGTTTACAGCTTATCCAACTGCTAATGAAGTTTTCCAAGCAGGATTAGGTGTAGCTACTGGAGCTGCTGAACCTGTGGATGGTGTATGGTTTGAATTTACAAGTGCTGGCTTATATGGATGTATTAGATATAACTCTGGAACTACCACTAAACAAGCATTAGAAACAACTATAACTAATTTTCCTTTAAATACAAATACAAAATATAGTATAGTTGTAGGAGAACGAGAAATAGAATATTGGATTGATGATGTATTATATGGGGAGCAAATGATACCTGTTGGTCAAGGACAAGCTTTTTTATCTACATCTTTACCAGTATTTATACAAAAATATAATTCTGGTACAGTTGGTTCATCTCCAAATATGATATTTAAAGTTGGAGATGTTACTGTAACTTTAATGGATATTGCAACTAATAAAACATGGGCTGGTCAATTAGCTAGTTCAGGATTAGGATTACAAACATTAGATGGTGGTACATTTACAAATGGAGCGCAACAAATACAATGGGCTAATACAACTTTACCAACTGCTGCTGCTGCAACTAATACTACTGCTGCACTAGGAGCTTTCTTAGGTGGTATATTTCAAATGAATGCTGCTGCTACATCTGCAACTGATGTTATTATATCTAGTTATCAAAATCCATTAGGAGGTGTCAATCAAACTGGTAGAGTAATGCACATTAGAGGTATTAGAGTTGATATAGTAAATGCCGGTGCAGCTAACTCTGCAACTGTACCTACAACTATTGCGTTGGCGTTAGCATGGGGTTCAACAGCAGCTTCTTTAGCAACTACTGAGGCAGGTTCTTTTGTTAATAATACAACTAAAATTAGAAGACCACAACCTATTGGTGTTGTTAGTATTCCTGTATCCGCTGTTGTAGGTCAACAAGGTACATCTGTACAATTTGATTTTGAAGCGCCTATTATTGTTAATCCAGGTGAATTTGTTGGTGTGATGGGTAAGATATTATCAGGTGCGGCAACAGCTTCACAAGTATTACAGTTTGTAATTTCACCTAACTTATATCACGAGTAATGATAATTAAAGAAGATATTTGTCCTAAAACTGGACTTAAAAGAGAGATAGAATTTATTAAATTTGTTGATAATAAGCTTAATAAAACTATTTTGTTAGATTGTAATTTAAATTATTATAATAAAGATACCAATGAATTTATTGGTACTAATATTTTAACTAAAGATGTAATATTAATTACATTAAGTAATGATGTTAACTTAGATGGTATTGGTGAATATGATTATTGGAAAGGTTCATTAAATGATTTTAATGCTTTAAGAGATAAAGGTATTTATTCATTTGATGGATTTTCAGCGTATATTATAATGAAAGCGTATTTAGCTAAAAAATTTGATTAATGAAACAACTTACAACACAAGAACTTAAAACAGAGTTCAATAGATTAGGTTACAAATGGTTACCTTTTCACATTATAGGAATTAGATCTAAAGCTGATGCCCCTAATAAGTTTGATGACTTAATAGGATTATTTGAAGCAGATAGAATTACTTGGTTTACAGGAACTACTAATCCAGGATTACATTGGTTAAAAAACTTGTTAAATCCTAAAGGTGCAGCATTACTTAAACCTAATCAATATTTAGATACTTGGAAGTTAGATCTTCATCAAGGTAAATACTTAGCATTATGTCAACGTAAACCAGTTACTGTTTACAGAGATTCAGATAAAGATAACTTTGCTGAGGAAACTGCTGCTGTAGATACTGGATTATTTGGTATTAATATTCATAGAGCCAATCCCTCAGTTATATCTAGTATTATAGATAAATGGTCAGCAGGTTGTCAAGTATTAAACAATCCTAAAGATTTTAATTATTTAATAGAAAGATGTAAAGCATCTGGATTAAAAGATTTTAGTTATACGTTACTTAAAGAACCTTTATAAATTATGACAAAGAAAAGATTAGATTGGTTTTCAGACCACGGAGCAACATTTATGGGAGTAGCAATGGCTATTGCATCAGCATGGATGACCATTGATTTTAGTACATTTGATATTAAGAAAGAATGGCCTAAATTAGTATTATCTGCATTCATTGCAGCTGGTGGTTATAAATCTACTTTAAAATTAAAAGGTGGAGAATAATATGAAAAGTGTTTTAGAATTTATATTAGCAGTATTTGCAATGATTATAATATTCTTTGTAGGTAAATCTTGTTCCGTTACTCCTAAACCAGAAACTATTATTCAGCATGAATGGCACTATAGAGATACTATTTTTCCAAAAGATACAATCTATTCTGATAGATGGTATCCAAGTAAATCAAGGGTAGACACTTTTTGGAAAGAACCTTTATCTCCAAATGTAGACTGTAATAGATTATTAAGTTACACAGATACTTTTAAAAAAAAAGAGTATGATATTTATTCCAATGTAACGGTTCAAGGTGAATTAAAAGGTATGCTTTTAAACGTTAAGTTAAAAGTACCTTTAATGATTAAAGATTGTACAGTAGTTAAAATAGATAGTTTAGTTTATAGACCTTATAAATATGAAATACATGGAGGTATTGTAGTAAGTCCTAGAATGTTTGCCCCAGTAGCTGAAGTATCAATTGATAAAAGTACCTATATGTTAGGGTATGATCCATTTAATAAACAACCTATTATTGGATTTAAATATAGAATATTTGGTTGGACACCTAAGAAAAGAAAGAAATAATTATGTTTACACTGAGACATGGAGTGGCGGATGTGCGTAATATCGCAGATTCTGGTAAAAATAACTATTCATTTAGAATTACAGATAAACAAATAGCTTTTTGGTTTGCAGAGATTAGAGCTATGCTCATATCACAAGCTATTGCTAAACGTCAGGACATTACAGATACTTGGGTACAGGATTTATCCTGTATGGAATTGGAACTTGTAGATGCCTCAGAATGCTGTTTTATAACTACTGATTGTTATATCTTAAAGACTAAAGTTAGAATTCCTAATACTATTGAAACAGCTGGAGATAATTTTATTCTTAGAGTAACTAATCCTATGGGTGATATTATACCTAAGTCTAATATATTTGAAGCTAAGTATAATAGATATAATAAGTATACGAGTAAGAAGAGTCAATGGTATTTAAGAGATGGTTATTTATACATAACTTCAGAATTACTTTTGGAACATGTAAATATATTTGCTATCTTTGAGAATCCTGAAGATTTAGCAGGTTTATCTACATGTGGTGGATTAGCATGTTTCTCTTGGGATAGTAAATATCCTTGTTCATTAAAGATGGCCAATGATATTACTAATATTATTATGCAAACTAAAGTAATGCCATTCTTACAAATGCCACATGATACAAGTAATGATGCATTATCTCAAAACCAGATAGGTAAGAAATGATAGAATTTAAGGCTACTAAAAGAACTAAAGGAAAATTTACTAAAGACTTATCAACTAAAGATTTTTACAAAGATTATTGTAGAGCATCTTTTAACAATAAAAGAATACCTGTAGATTATGCAGTATACTATAAAGTTGTTAGAGCTTTTAATAAAGCACTTCAACGTAAAATAGTAGAAGACGCAGCTTCTTTTAAAATGCCTTATAACTTAGGTTACTTAGGTATCATAAAATATGATGTAGACTTTGATATTGAGAATATTAAAGGATGGAGAGTAAATTATGGTGAGTCTAAGAAACAAGGTATGTTAGTTTATTATGACCAACCATTTAGATATAAATGGAAGTGGGATAAGTCTAAACTAAAACTTACTGGTAAAAAGTATTATAAATTTCAACCTTGTAGAGAAGCTTCAAGAGCTATTCCTATACATTTAAAACAAAGTCCAGGGTTTGATTATTATTCAGAATTAGCAAGATTACAACTATGATAACAAGATTTAAATCAATGAAATCCATTATAGCTGGTCTATATAGGGATTTAGACATCAATGTAGAACTTAGTGAGCCATCAATCGTAGAATGGATTTCTGAAGCATTAAACATGATAGGTTCATATGCTCAGATGGAAGAAATAGCTACTACATTATCTGTAGTTAATCATAGAGTAGAACTACCTTGTAGTTTTGTTTATATGAAAGATATTACTCACAATGGTAAACCATTATCTTGGTCTACTAAGTCTGCAGCTAATAACTATCAATGTCCAGAATGTAATCAATTGCCAACTTGTTGTACAGATTATAATTTCTACATATCAGATGGATATTTAAATACTTCATTAGAAACTGGAGAATTATGTATAGTGTATTTAGGTGTTCCAGTAGATGAAGATGGGTATCCATTAGTTCCAGATGATGTATATTTTGATAAAGCTTTAAAGGCCTATGTAACTTATATGTTAGACAAGATACAGTTTAGAAAAGGATTAATTCCTGAAGTTGTATTTAGAATGTCAGAGAAGGATTGGTATTTCTATGTAAACAGTGCTAGAGGTTCAGCAAATATGCCTGATGCTGCAATGTACGATAGAATACAGAAAACTTGGGTACGTCTAATCCCTAAACCTCACGGTTATGCTTCAGGATTTAGACATATGGAAAATCATGAACGTAGAAACTTAAGATAATATGGAAAGTATTAACACATTTTCAAACGGTATGTCTTCAGATTTATCTAAACAGGTACAATCTAAAGATACATATTTACAAGCTTTAAATTTTAGAGCTTTAACTGAAGCTGGTGGATCTAATGGGGCACTAGTTAATATTAAAGGTAACCAATGTGCTATAACATTTCCTGATTTACAAGCAGTATATAAATTACAATTAATTAAAGGTACAGATGTAGCACCAAATGATACAAAAAATGTAGCTACAATTACTATAAATAGTACAACTGTTGGTACTTTAGAGATTTCTAATAGTACTCAAGGTATTGATTTATATAATTATATAATAAAAAATTATCCTAATTGTTATCAGTATACAGGGACTACTGTAGCTACTAAAACATTTAGTGTTGCTTATGAAGATGATTATGTAGTATTTTATAGTCAACCAGTTTATTCAGGATGTTCTCCTGTAGCTTCAGTACCTACTATAATAAGTATATCTTATTCCGCATCTACAGGAGGTACAAAAGCAGTATTTAAATTTATTAATAGTGATAAAGTATCACCTTCATTAACTCAAAATACTACAAAACCTTATGTGTCAAAAGTATTAAGTGATGATATAATTCCAATTGGTTCTACATTTATATTAGATGATATTTATATATTAACTGCTCCAGATGATGGGACATATGGTCCTGCTGGTGTAGCTGGTGAATTACCTGGTAATGATACATTTGGACACGGAGGTGCTATATGGAAATTAAATATTGATGATATTACTAAAGCTGGTACATTAACTTTAATATATTCTAATAATATAGATTTTACTAAATATCATCCTATTGCACCTAGTGCTATTTTAGGTAGATATGAATCATCAAATATTCAACGTATTTATTGGACAGATTTTTACAATAAGATTAGAAATATAAATGTTGCACAGCCTCAATTGATGGCTATGAATCCCGCACAATTATATGTATTTCCATCAGTATCTTTTGAAGTACCTTTACTTGATAATATTGGTGCTGGTAATTTATCTGCAGGTACTTATGAATTATGTTATAGATTAAAGAAAGCAGCAGGAGCTGTTACTAATTATTCTCAAACATCTAATATGGTACATATAATTAATGAAAACCCTAATGACACATCTAATGCTAATTATAAAGTATATGAAGGAAATGGGGGAGCTTCATTAAGAAGTATTACTTGGAAAGTATCTAACCTGGATACATCTTACGATACTATAGAATATGTTATTTTGCGTAGAACTTCTAAAACTGAGATACCATTAATTTACGTTAAACCTGAAATTAGTATTGGATTATTAGTAGATAACTATATTACAATAACAGATTTATCAACCTATGCTACTATTGAACTAGATGAGTTTTTAAATTTAGCTACAGGATTTACACATGCTAAAACAGTAGATACTAAAGATAATAGATTATTCTGGGGTAATGTTAAATATACTACACAATCAGATATTAGTGCAATATTTGATGCTAGAGCTTTTAGAGCTAAGACATCAGGTGCTGATGATATTTATTTATCTAACAATGGTATTGCACCTACACAACATACATCTACTCAAGCTCAAGCTTTACCTCAAACAGAAGATTGTATTAATGAGTATTATGATACTAATGGTGATGAATCATCTAATGCTTGTTTCTATAAACCTGGTACATCAGTATTAGGCGGTAAAGGTAGATTTATATCTTATGAATTTGGTACTGAAACTATAAAAATCTCTGACTTAAATGTGACTAAAGGAGATTCAGGAGATTATTTAATTAATCCAGAAGTTATTCCACCATTTAGCAATCAACCAGAAAGTACAGGTGGTATTTCAGGTATGACAATTCCTCAAGATTTACTTGACTTTGTAGCTCCTAGTATTACTACAGATTCTGAAAATCAAACATACCCTATTCAAGGAGTTCCAGGATTTAAAAATCCATACGTAACTTCTGTAATGAAAGGGTTTCAACAAGAAGAAATATATAGATTAGGAATACAATTCTTTGATTTACAAGGTAATCCTTTCTTTACTGAATGGATAGGTGATATTAAAATGCCTTCAACTGGAGATACTAATAGTAATCCTTCTACAATTGCTCAAACTACAGGTATTACAGATTTTAGAAATTCGTTTGAATATAATGATAATATTTATGGTCAAATACTTTATATTAAATTTACTATAGATATTTCTACAATTAAAGATTTTATTGGGGGTTATCAAATAGTTAGAGTTGAAAGAACTGAATCTGATAAAACAATATTAGGATGTGGTATTATTACTCAACCTAGACAACCTTCAGATGGACCTATTGTTTTAGGTGGGGGATTTCATTATAAAGCAGTACCTGGATTTATGGTACTTTTAGGTGCAACTACTACAGCTACTATTTATATGCCTAATCCTAGTCAAAGAGCTATTGAAACATTATGTCCAGATTATACAGTTGCTTCAGGTGATGGTGAAACGGGTATAGGTCAAAAAGTAATGACTTTTGATTCATTTGACTTACTATTAAATGGTTATAATTATAGAAATGGTGATAAGTTATTAATTAGGTCTAGAGTAAAAGCGATTAATAGGTCTAGAGCTAGAAGTGGTGTTGCTAATCCTAGATATAGATTAGGGTTTGATAATTTAGAAGACTGGTTAAATAATGAAGGGACTAATGGTCCCGCTGGTAGTGGTATAAAAACTAGAGGTACTATACCTCCATCAAATAATGGTATTCCTGGTAATCCGCACGGGTTTGTTGGTGGGAATGGATCATTTGGACCTCTTCCTTGTTTTAATACAGCTTGTGGTAAATTTCAAACAGCCTATGATTCTGATGAAATGCCTTATTATTTATTATTTTATGTTGAAGAGGCGGTACATGCTTCTACAGCATTAACTAATTACGATATTACAGAAGGTAGTATGGTTGCTGGTGGAAATAATTCAGTAACAGTAGGTGGTTATACTTTATATAATCACATGAAAAGTTTTGGAAATCCTGGTCTTGCTATCTACCCTTCAGGTACTAGTACATCTGATGTACCTGGATGGGGATGTAAAACTGTAGCTGTTTGTCTCGCTAATAATTTAGACACTAGTATATCAGGTATAGGAAAAACTACTGCCGATACTGAAGGTAATAAACTAATAGCATTATATTATAGACCTAATCTTAATCAATATGGTGGTAATACATATGCTGCAAGAACAAATAGTATATATATTCCATGTGGTAGCTTTGTGCCATTAAAAAGAATTAATGAAACATTAAAGAATAATTTAGTATTAGATATTAATTGTTTTGGTGGAGATATTCATATGAACTATTGGGATTTACAGAAAATATCTAAAAATTTAGGTAATGCTCCTAAATTTGCATATTATCCGTATGAGAGTACCTTTACTGATGATCCGGGAAATGTTGCATTAGGATTTCCTAGCAAAGTAGCTACATGCAAATTCAATATTAGTGTAAGTTATTTATTTCCTTGTACTAATCAAAATAATCAAGCCATGAGATTTGGAGAGCATATTGATACACAACTTACAAATAATCTTTATAGTTCTGAAGATCAATATGGTTATCCTACATACCATTCTAATGAAAAGAATGTTGTTACATTTTTTCCTAAACCATTAAACTTTCAAGTAAATGATGTATGGAGAAATAGAGTATTCTTTTCAGAAATTAAGTTTGATAATGAAATAGAAGATTCATGGAGTAAATATTTAACTAATAACTTCTATGATGTAGAAGGTAATTATGGTCAAATTATGGCTTTAGTATCTCTTAAAGAAAAGATGTATTACTTACAAGAAAGAGGTATTGGTGAACTATTAATTAACCCTGTATCTATGATTAATGATAGTGCAGGTACATCTATTAAATTAGGTAATGGTACTGATAGTCAAGTTATTCAAAAACATTTTTATAAAGCAATAGATACTGGTACTTCACATCAATGGTCTGTATATAGATCTCAGTCAGCTATTTCATTTGTTGATGCTAGACATAAAAAAATATACACATTTAACGGTGAAGGTGTATCTCCTATATCTGATATTAAAGGACAGAGAAACTTTGTAATTAAAAGATTACATGATGATATATTAAAACATGATAATCCTATTATTAATAAAGGTATACTAACAACTTATGATTATTATCATAATGAATTTTTATATACTTTTTTAAATATGCCAGATACCATTTTTGAGAAAGTAACAAAACAAGAATTACTTACTCTAGCTTATTCTGAAGTATTGGCTGCATTTACAGGTATGTATAATTTTACACCTAATTTATATATCAATAGTAATAAATATCTATTAAGTACTAATAGAGATAATAAAGTATGGTTTCACAATTATGGTCCTTATGGTAATTTCTATAATGTACAATATCCTAGTACATTAAAAATATTACTTAATGAGCAACCTTTACTTACTAAAGTATTAGATAACTTAACTTGGATGTCTGAAGCTATTGATGATAATTTAGAGTTTAATGATGACTTGAATGTTTATCCTGGTTCTCCATCAGAACCTTCTTTAGACTTTATTAGTTATCCAGATGATGTAAATAAACCATTTGAAACATTTAGTAAGGTTAGAGTTTATAATCAATATCAAAATACAGATTGGGTTAATTTAACTATTGCTCCAGATAGTAATTTGAGAAAGGTTGAACAAGGATTTAATTTACAAGTACCTAGAAATAAGTTTAACTATAACACAACGACTCCTTCTACAGCTTCTTTATTTGATCCAGGTAAATTAACTAAAACTACATTTGGAGAGAGGATAAGAGATAAATGGATGATGATTGATCTATATTACAACAACAGTCCAAATGTGAGATTTATAATACACAATCTCAAGTCTATATTTAGAGTATCTGACAGATAACTAAAATAATTATACAAAAAACATATAATGACCCTGGTTATTACTTAACTGTAAATACTGGGGTTTTTATTTGGATATTACAAAAAAATACACTATATTATATAATACAATATAACTAAATTTGTTATTATGAAAAAATCAAATAAAAAAGTCCCTAAAACTCATTTACCTAAATTTGTTAATGGTGGAGAAGGTGGTGACGCTACATCTAATTTATACAACAAAAAAAGAGGAGTATCTAATGATCAATATGCACAGGCTGCTGGGGCTATAGCTGCAGGAGGAATGCAAGCATACTCTGGATACAATACTCCAGGAGCTACTAGTTTAGAAAAAACTAGATCTTTACAAGCAGGAGCTGATACAGCAAAAGTAGGAGTGGCTACTGCAATTAACCCTTTGTTAGGGACTGCGGTGGGTGCTGTAACTCAAATTGGTTCTGGTGTTCAGACGCAAGTAGATAGAACTGATGCTAATGGTAATATAATTAATTCTGGTGATTCTAAAGCTGGTGAAGTTGTAGGAGGATTTTTAAGCCCTTCTAATTCACTAATAGGTATAATGAGTGATCCTAATGCAACAGATGGTCAAAAAGTAGCTGGAGCTTTAACGGGAGGTATCTCAGATATGTTTACTAATAGACATAAAAATCAAGTTGAGTCTAGTGCTAAAGAAACTATTGCTGCAAATAAATTAGCACAAGAAGAACAAGCTAAACAACAAGCTGCTTATCAACAACAACAAAATGATTATATCAATAATGCTATTCAAGCAGGTATGGCTAACTATCAACAACCTAAAGGAGTATCTATACAATATGCAATGGGGGGTATGAATATGCAACCTAATGCTGAGATTGAAAAACAAGAAAATGTAGGTGCAACTAATGGTGGATTCTTACAAGCTGATGGACCTACACATGAACAAGGTGGGGTACCAGTAGCTTTACCTGGAAACTCAATGATATTTTCAGATAGATTAAAATTAGGTAAAAAAACATTTGCAGAATTAAATAAAGTTAATAATATTTCTAAAGAAGATAAGATTTTAGAATCTAATAAATATGGTAATACTTCTAAG